ACTTACGTGTGAGCTGTTTGAATACGGTAATGAAGCGATTGATACTGGTGTCGAAGAGATTGATTCAATCGAAACCAATTATGCGAGTAGAACAACATTCAATCTTGGAACTGGAACTGGTTCGTTTATTGTCGGTGAAAACATTACACAATCTTTAGGCGGTTCTCCAGAAGTCACGATTAGCGGAGAGATTGCTGAAGTACGAACTGGAGAAGTAGACGTAGTTGGCATTGAATCAAGTGATGGTACTAATCTATCGTTTAGTTTAACAAGTGATGTTGTTGGCAATTTAATTGGAGAGAGATCAGCATCATCATATCCAATTACTCTTAAAGATCCTACAGTACCGGGTTCTTATAAAGATTCAGTCACACCACTGGATACAAACGATGCATTTGCAGATAACGAAGAATTCGAATCGATCGGTAATAACTTTATTGACTTTTCAGAGATTAACCCATTTGGAGAGGTAGACACACTATAACATGTTAGACGGAGTACATTTTTACAATCAGACATTAAAGAAGTCTGTAGCAGTTTTCGGGACGATATTTAATAATCTCAAGATCGTTAAAACTGGCGCATCTGAAACTCGTGTGCCTTTGGCATATGGACCAAGGAGTAAATTCCTTGCACGTATCAATCAAGATAGTAGCTTAGAAGATCAGAAACTCGCTATTAAGTTGCCTCGTATGAGTTTTGAAATTACATCTATCGATCGCGATAGTTCATCTGCTTTAAATAAAGGAAACCTTAAAAGATTTGACATAGCAGGAACAGAGCTAAAGAAAGATACACTTCGACAATCTGTACCTTATACTCTCGGAATGCAGCTAAATATATTGGCTAAAACCCAAGATGAAGCGCTGCAAATATTTGAACAGATTCTACCAACCTTTGTTCCTGAGTATACAGTCGCTATTAAAGATATGGATGGTATTGGAAACTCGGTTGATGTGCCGATTGTATTAACAGGAACAACTATTCAAGATGATTACGAAGGAGACTTTACTACTCGTCGAACAATTGTTTATACCTTAGATTTTCAAATGAAAATTCGTTTTACTGGTAGAGTCACACCCAAACCAGTTATTCGAGCAATTACTGCAGACTTATATAACAGCTCAACAGAAGAAACTGCAGAAACAGCGGTTGATCGAGTACAAACCGATTTAGGTTCGGTTGATGATACTCCAGAAGATTTTACAACCAATACAACATTTGGTTTTGATGATGAATAATACTAAAAAAGATATTTTAGCAGCCCTTGAAACAAACCTTCCACAACAACTAAAAAAGATAAAAACTGAGGTAGCTCAGACAGAAATTGTTGTTGATACTGAGGAAGATTACGCATACTCAAGAGAAAAGATAAAGGATTTAATTACAAAGGCTGAAGAAGCAATTGATAATATGATGGCTCTTGCAAGTGAGACTGAACATCCACGCGCATTTGAGGTTCTTGCAGGAATGTTTAAGACCACTACTGATATGATGGATCAGCTTATAACTTTACAAAAGAAAAGAAAAGAACTAACTCAATCTGAAGAACAAAAACCTGGATCTCCAGGTAATACTACAAATAATGCGATTTTTGTCGGTTCTACTACAGAACTACAAAAGTTTTTGAGTAATAATAATGACAATAATTAATGGTGAATCTGGGTATTTGGGTAATCCTCTTGTTAAGAGAGACGGAATTAACCAAAACTTTACAGAAGAACAGGTATCTGAATATGTGAAGTGTATGAAAGATCCTATATACTTTGCTGAGAAGTATATTAAGGTAATATCGCTTGACGACGGCCTTGTAAAGTTTAAGCCGTATGAATATCAAGAGAAGATGTTTAATCATTTCAATGATAATCGTTTCTCTATTATTTTAGCGTGTAGGCAATCAGGTAAATCTATTAGCACCGTCATCTATATTCTATGGTATGCAGTATTTCATCCAGAAAAAACGATTGCTATTCTAGCCAATAAAGGTGCTGTTGCACGAGAGATGCTATCACGTATTACTCTTGCGCTCGAGAATCTACCGTTCTTTCTTCAGCCTGGTTGTAAAGCACTCAATAAAGGTAATATAACATTCGCGAATAATACGAAGATTGTAGCAGCTGCCACATCTGGTTCTTCTATTCGTGGTCTATCTGTGAATCTCCTTTTCCTTGATGAGTTTGCTTTCGTTGAGAATGCTGCTCAGTTCTACACATCGACATATCCCGTTGTTTCAGCAGGTAAAGAAACAAAAGTGATTATCACATCGACCGCAAATGGTGTTGGCAATGTGTTTCATAGATTGTATGAAGGAGCTGTACAAAATACAAATGAGTTTAAAGCTTTTCGCGTTGATTGGTGGGATGTTCCTGGTCGAGATCAAAAATGGAAAGATCAGACAGTAGCAAATACATCAGAATTACAATTTGAACAGGAGTTTGGTAATTCATTCCATGGAACATCGAACACACTTATATCATCTAATACTCTTTTAAATCTAAAGGCTCAGACACCACTGACAGTTAGAAATGATGTCTTTTTCTATGAGAATCCAATAGAGAATCATCGTTATATAATGACTGTCGATGTTTCAAAGGGGCGAGGACAAGACTATTCTACATTTAATGTTATTAAAATGGACGATGATGGGTTTCATCAAGTGTGTACATACCGAAATAACTTAATTTCGCCGATGATCTTTCCAGATGTTATCGTAAAAATAGCTTCGCTATATAATAATGCTTTAGTAATTATAGAGAATAATGATGCTGGTCAAGTTGTATGTAATCATGTATATTACGAATATGAATACGATAATACTTTTGTTTCTTCATCGATCAAGACAGATGGAATCGGAGTAATGATGAATAAACGTGTTAAGCGCATTGGTTGTTCGAATCTAAAAGATATTATTGAATTAAGCAAATTACGTTTAGTTGATGCCAATACTATTGATGAGTTGACTACATTTGAAATAAGAAAAGGAAGCTACTCAGCAACTGTTGGAAATCATGACGATTTGGTCATGAACTTGGTTATGTTTGCATGGTTTGTATCTTCTGATGCTTTTGGCGACTTAAGTGATGTTGATCTTAAATCTTTACTCTATGAAGATAAAATAAAACAGATGGAAGAAGATATTACTCCTGTTGGCATTATTGATGAGACACCATTAGAAGGAAGCCACACTATATACGAAGATATGGTTAATGACTTGAATACATGGAAAAATCTCTAAAAAGCGTAAAGTATAAATAGAAATCTAACCGATTTGAATTACATCTTATTATGCAACTTATCAATCAACAATAACTGAAAAAAAGGAAAAAACATGGGTTTTCAAGTATCACCTGGAGTCGAGGTTAAAGAAATCGACTTAACTAATGTAATACCTGCGGTATCTACCTCTATTGGTGGATATTCTGGGTATTTCACGTGGGGTCCAGTGAACGAAATTGGTCTAGTCAGTTCTGAAAAAGAACTAGCTGGTAAATTTGGTACACCAGACGCCGCACACACACAATCTTTCTTGACTGCTGCTTCATTCTTGAAGTATGGCAATGCACTAAAGGTCGTTCGCGCCGGAGATCCTGGAACTATGCTTAATGCTAGAGCCGGAGATCATGAAGTACCATTTGGTGGTATTGAAGCAATCGCAATCACAAATGCTCCTGTTGGAGGAGAGTTCACAGACGTTACAGGAAATGAACTACTCTCAATAATGGAAGATCCAGTCGGCACACCAGCCGGTAGTGGTTCAGTAATTGCACCACGTTTCGACATTGGTGCATCTGCAGATAGTCTTGTAGCTTCTCTTGGATATAAAGTTACACTTACTGATGGCACAGGGCTTATCAACACATCTGGATCAGTCACTCTCTCTACTGGAGAAGTTGTTGAGTATAGTGCTGCTACAGCTGGTACCTTGGTCGTAACTAATGGACAAGATTCAGGCGTTCCAACAGATCTATATGTTCAAACTAATACTGGTGCTGGTATTTATGGCGATATTACAGTTGCTTTAACTCAAGCATCACTTATTACAGCTCCTGACGGAACTGCTGCAGCTGCTGGTCAACTAAATGCCACCGATCCAGTTACTGTTTACACAACAAGTAATGACACTACAAGTGAGCCATTTACTGTTGCTGTAGGTAATGCTGAAGGCGGTTTCGATACCACTACTTCTGTCTTTAATGCTGCAGATTATACTCTAGGTGCAGGTGTTGCTGATCCAACATTGTTTGCCGCGATTGGTGATAAAACTGGTCTTGTAGCATATGATGCTTCAGGTGCTTTTATTCCTGGTCTTTTCTTTACAGTTAAATACGATATCGTTGCTATACACATTGTTAGCATCGGACAAGATTATGGCATTGCTAACGTAGCTGTTGGCTTTCAAGATGTAGTGAATGCTAGTGTAAATGGTGCTTTGACCACGGGCAATGACGTAGCTACCCCATTGGTAATCGACGGCAATTCTGAAGGTACTATTACTGTAGGTATGGTTGTAACTGGAACCGGTATTGTTGGAACAGTTACAGTAACTCAAGTAACAGATCAAAATAATGTTGTATTAAGTTCAGCACAAACCTTAGCTGATGACGCTGCACTTAAATTTACAAGTGTTGCTGATGATCTTAATCCTGGTGATTTTGTATTCGATGAAGATGAGCGTGTTTTTACCGAAGCTGATTACATCCCAACAACAACTGCCTTCGAAGGGATGATGCCAGCTGGTGACCCAGCTGCAGGCGTTCTTCCTAGTAAGTTATTTGCTAAATATCCCGGCGATCTTGGTAACTCTCTAGCAGCATATATCATCGACGCCGCATCTTGGCCAAATACCCCAGCTGCTATTCAAGGTGAATTTGATGCAG